CGAGGTCACTGTCGATGAAGAAGTCAGATAGGGGCCTAGAACAAAGCACGTCGCCCCATACGTCGGTAGTAGGGTGCTGAAGGTAAGGCTGGTCGCACCAACCGCACATCAGGTGCTTAGCATTAGGGAGCCCAACAGTAGGCTCAGCGTAAAGGGCACTAGTGTTGGCTGCCTTAGCGGGGTAGTAGCCAAGGTGGTAAGTCCGGTCGGCTCCCAAGTTGTAGGCACGAAGGTTGAGGAACTGCTTGTAGTCAGCGATGGGCATAGCGGGTACTGCCTTTCAGTTCGGTACTGCGTTCACTACTGGAATAGAAAGACCGCCTAGGCTAAGGCACTGGGAGTTATCTGTAACTCTGGCACTTAGCCTAGGCGGCCGTTTGTGGTGACTTCTCAGAAGTCAGCGTCGTTGTCGCTAGCGGGGAGCGTGTCGCTGACGTTGGTGGCGTCGCTGTCGCCGTTGTTGCGGGCGTTAGCCTTAGCAACGTCCTCGGCGCTAATGGTGTACGCCTTGGTCTCCTTGCGCTGCCACTGGTTGCGCTTCGTCCACATGAAGTTGTGGTTAACGCGCTCGACGGAACCGTTGTCGGTAAGGGTGTCGAAGGTCTGGGTCATCCAGAGGTAACCGACGCCCTGCTCGTTACCGAGAGTGCGGCTTGCAGCCTTAGCCTCGTCAAGCGTGTTGTAGAAGAACGTGCGGGTGATCTTCTCGTTCATGTCGTCACGCTTGTTCAGCGTCTGGGTGATACGGACGAACATGAGGACCTGCTCGTTAAGCACGCGGACGGGGCGAGCGTTAGCGAGGGCCGTGGTGATGGTGTCGGTAGTCATGATGGTGAAACCTTTCGGGTTGGTTGTGCGTTGGTTGCCCAGTCAGTGTTGGCTAAGCATTAACTCTTCCAGTCCTTTTCAGAAGGCTTTGGATTAGTTGAAGGGTGGTTGTGTTCAAGTCTGGACTGAATGCGTCGGCTATAGTGTCTAGCCCTAAGCCACATGACAAACAGTGTGATGAGAAGAACGGCTAGGATCATGTAGACCCTAGCCGTCCTTATCATGGGTTGTCAGGGAGCGGTTAGCCAAGAGTCGATCGTGTCGTAAGCCTTCTGGGCTGAGATGAAGTCTCCGTCGACTTGTTCTCCGGTCCGTGGATCGTAGATGTAGATGAGACCATTACGAACGCGGAGGTCGTAACCTCTGTAGGTCAGCAACATGTTAGTAGCCTTTCGGTCGCTGTGGACAATCATGAGTTAGGCCCTTCGTTGTAAGGCACAGCGAAGAGCAGGAAGGCTGCGATAAACAGCAGGATGATGGACACGAAACCGTAACCACTAAACACAAAGTGTTCGAGTGGTGCGTACCACGGTTCCGGCCAGTTGAGTTCGTTGAGGTTGCCCATTGTGATCAGCGACCCCAAGCGTTGCTGCTGTGGTACTGGCTGTAGCGCTCAGCGTAGCGGTCGTGGTTGGGTGTACTAGTCACCGGGATACGGATGCTAACGAACTGCTCAACGTCGAGGTCGCTAGTGTCGGGCGTTCCAACGGGCTGATCGAGTTCAAGCACGGCGACGATGTAGCAAGCGAACAGAGCGATAAACAGAATGGCGAGGATGGTGAACATGGCTGCCTCCTAAGGCCGTAGTGATTGGACACATGGCCTTAGGCCGAACCTGTTAAGGTCCGGCCGTGAGGCACTTCAGAAGATGCTGGTGTCGAAGTCGTAAGGACCGGCAGCCACGTCGTAGTAGTACGGGTCCATGTCCATGCACTCAGCACAACCGCCACACTCAAGGTGAGGGTTCTCAGCGAGAGCAGCCGCGTGCTCTTCGGCCTTAGCGATCGTCTCGCTAAGGTCGACAACCATGAGTGAGCCACGGAACTGGGCGAACTCGGCAGAGCGTCGCAGGTAGTACTGCGCGAATCCACCGGCCTGAGCAGCCGTTGCGTAAGCACGGGGTGAGACACGGAGGTTACCGTCGGTGTTGCGGTAGGTGAGAACGAACATGATCGGCTCCTTAGCCATAGTGTGAAGGGACACATGCCCGTAGGCTGGACCTGTAAGGGTCCAGCCGGGGCAGCAAGTCAGTTGCTGACAGCAACCAGAGCCTCGTAGGCGTTAACGAACTTGCGCCTAACGTCGTCAAACTCGAAGGTCACGACGTACTCGCGTGCGTCCCAGCCGTTACGGTGCGAGCCGTAACGGACGACGTACTCGACCTTGCGAGTGAAGCCGTCGTTGTCCCAAGCGGCACGCTGAGCCTGAGCAGTAGCGATGACCTCCTTAGCCTTAGCCAGTGTTCCAACCGCGACGAGGGTGTCCGCGTCGGGAACGTAGGTGAATCCGGTGAGGGTGGTCACGTAGACAGCGACGTAGTACGAGTTCGTGTTCATGACAGCGAGCCTTTCGGTAGTGGTGCGGGATGGGGAAACTGCTGGCGCTTACGCACTTCTCTTAAGAACGCAGCACCTAGTAGTTTTCCGTCTGTGACCTGACACAACCCCGCGAGACTGTGACTGATTGTTCTGTCAAGGATCAGCACCAAGTTAGTTGTAAGTAGCCCGCTTACGAGCGAAGCGAGTGGGCTACTGCAAGTAACTTGTGCCCTTGACAGGGCAAGCAGGCGCAGGCTAAGGGTCATGGTCTTCTATGCGCGACGCAAACAGTAACCCCCCTCCCCCTCGCGTTCTTTTGATGTCACATAGGAGGGCATGGATACTTAGTGAGGAACGAACTAAGTATCTGTGTCCGAGTGTGTGGCATGTTGTGGCGGCGTAGCCGCACACCCCGAAGGGGTGTAAGCAGCATCTACTAGTTTTTTAAAATAAATTGATTCTTAGTAAACTGATACTTAACAATAGTCCATATTTTAAAAAATTGCAACCCCTGCACGACCCGAGGTTCCACCCAGCGCTGTGCTCCCCCACCATGCCCCATGCTGGCCCGTCTGGACCCCTCTGAGCGTGTCATCTCCTGTGCCCTTTGGCCTCATTAACCCCTTGACTTCTTTTAGCAATCAGTTTACTCTTTAGACATGACTACTCACGCTGCTGGTCCCATTAATGGGACTACTAATCCGTTTAAGCAGTTGCGCGAGTCTCATAACTTCACACTTGAGTTAATGGCTGCTAAGGTTGGCATCACCAAGCAGGCCCTAATTAGGTTAGAGCAGGGTACTTTCGTTGAGCCACTACCTACTGCTTTGCAGTACTACTCTAGTGCCTTCCCGGTTACTGAGTATGAGTTAATTAATCAGTATGAGGCTTATCAGACTTCCCAGCGCACTAAGGCCCATCGCTACTTTGGCGACTTTAAGGACTTTCATAGTGAAATCCATCCGATGCGATTATTGCGAGGAACTAAGAACCCCACTCAGGTTGCTAAGGACCTGTGTATACCACAAGCAACTCTTACTTACTTTGAGCGCAACGTTGTTCAACAGAAGTCCGTCCCCAAGGTAATCCTTAATGTACTAAATCAGATCGGTTACACTGATGCTGAGATTGGTTACTTTATGGAGGCTTATGAAGTGTATCGTCAGCGCACGGTTGCTAAGCGAGTCGAGCAGGGAAAGCGGGTGAACTACGGTTATGTCCCAAAGCCCCGACGATCAGAGTGAATTAACATCTGACCTTAATGCAATCTTAGATAGTGCTGTTCCTGCGCTAACTAAGCCCAAGCCACTTAATGAGTTTGAGTTACAGTTCGTTACGTTCATGCACCAGAACTATTCTCTTACGGGTAACATCCTTAGCCGGCAATCGGCAAGCGACTTACTTGAAATGCCCGAGTCCGAGTACGATTCGTTAATGAGTGACGCTCGAATCCTTAATGCTTTGGACGAGCGTGGCATCGTTATGAAGTTAAATCACTCCCCTGTAGGAAAGTCCGGAAACGGTAAGGGGGGAAACGGTAACAGTGATAATGATAATGTAGTTGCTATTAGTAAGTGGCAGAAGCAACTAAGTCTTCAAACGTTAACGCCTCAGCAGTTAATCGTTGCTAACACCATGCTGGATTTAATTGACTCGCGTAGTCAAAAGAAGAAACTACAGGATCTTAACGTTAGCACCACTACGTATAACACTTGGCTTAAGGACCCTGTCTTTCAGGATTACTTACGCCAGCGTGCCGAGAGTATGCTAGGAGAGAATCAGCATGAGGCTCACTTAGCCTTACTTGACAAGGTGCGAATGGGTGATCTTAAGGCCATTGAACTCTACTACGAATATCAGGGTATCTATACCCGGGCTAGTGCAAGTCAGGTTAACGCTAATCAGGTTGCCGTTGACGTACAGAACTTACTGGTGCGTATTATCGAAATCATTAATGATGAAGTAGATGACCCTCAGATTGCCGCTAACATTGCGGATCGGTTCAAGGGGTTAATGACTGCTCGTACTATCGCTGGTGAGTTAGTAACCCCAACAGTTAATCAGCCTGAGGTTGCTCCCGCTAGAGTTATTACGCCTGAGTTACAGGCGATTATGGATAAGGGTGCTGGTTATGAGTAGTCCCTTTAACAAGGTTAGTCCATTCACGGGTAAAGATCGTGGTGCTTATGATCTTTCTCACGCACAGGCTGATACTGATGCTGACCGTACTGCTATTCACCACACTTTAGGTACTGGCCCCCTACAGGCTGCTGCTGGTAACCATAACCACGATACTCGTTATGATGCTAAGTATCAGTCTAAGGCTCAAATATTTACTAATGATCCTGATTATCGTAGTGACTTTCCTAATATTGGATCATGGACTTGGACCTGGTCACAGACTATTATTGATGGTGATTTAATTACCTATAAAGGTCAGATTACTCTTACAGCAGGTTTTGCTGGTACTGCTTTTATGTCTTTACCAATTCCCCATGTTACTCCTACTGCAACTGGTTTTAGTAATTTAATTGGACTTGCTTGGTTTCTTAGGCAAGGTGTTGCTTATTATCCTGCTTATGCTTATCTTGATCTTGCAAATGCTGGATATTCTCGTGCAGCGTTTTATTGTACTAATCCTTATGCTTTCATAACAGGTAATAATCCTGCTGTTTTTGCTGCTACAGATGCTATCTCTTTTGATGTTTCTTACTATAGGACACCTTCATAATGGCTAAGGTAACTAAGTTTGATCAGGATGCTTTTGTTCAGGAAATGAGTGAGCGGCTTAAGGAAATCAGCCGTAAGCCCAATATTAAGAAGTATAAGCCACACCCTAAGCAGTATCAGTTTCACTCTGATCTTCATAAGAAGAAGGTGTATATCGGTGGTAACCGGTCTGGTAAGACAACGGCAGGTGTCTGTGAAGCAATCTGGCGTGCTACGTGTACACACCCTTATCGTCCCGACCTTAACTCTATTGGACCCACTAACGGTCGTGTGGTCGGTGTTGACTTCCGACAAGGGGTCGACAAAATCCTTATCCCTCAATACAAGCAGTGGGTTTATCCAAGTGCTTTACGTGGTGGGTCCTGGGAAAAAGCGTTTGATCGTGAATCGCGAACGTTAAACTTTGCTAACGGGTCCACTATTGAGTTTATGTCTTACGATCAGGACCTTGATAAGTTCGCAGGTACTAGTCGTCACTGGGTTCACTTCGATGAAGAGATGCCGCAGACGATTTACATTGAGAACATGGCACGTCTTATTGATACGGACGGTGACTTCTGGGTTACGATGACCCCTGTAGAGGGAATGACGTGGATTTATGATGAACTGTTTGAGCCTAACGTTGGTAAGGAAGACCCCGACGTATTAATCATTGAGATTAATACCTTAGAGAATCCTTACCTTAACGAGAACGCTATTAAGTCCTTCGTAGGTAGTGTTGACGATGATGATGTTGCTACTCGTATCGGTGGAGCCTTTGTCCAGCAGGGTGGTAAAATCTATAAGAACTTCGACTTCACAGTCGGAGGTCCGCACGTACTAAGTACTAAGTATGGAGCGGATACCGACTTTAAGAAGTTATTCCCTGAACGAGAGTGGAAATGGCTTATTACCCTCGACCACGGACTTAACAACCCAACGGCTGTACTTTGGCTAGCAGTTAATCGAGAAGGTTTTGTAGTTGTTTTTGATGAGCACTACAGGGCTGAATGGACTATTGACCAGCATGCTAAATTCATTAATGATCGGATTAAGAAACATGGAAGGCGTCCTGATATCTGGATTGCTGATCCAAGCATCGTTAACCGTAACGCTATTACTAATACTTCTGTACTCGAAGAATACCAAAAATACGGTCTTTCTTGGGGTATGGGTAATAATGATGTTAAGTCTGGTATTATCAGGGTTAAGCGTTATTGGAATCCTGCGAAGTTAATCAACCGTCGATATGAGCATGAACTTTTTACGTTCGAGCACCAGATCAAAAGCAAAACGGAGCAAGGTAAGGAAGTGCCGCTTCCTACAGGGGTCCGAATGTTCAGTAAAATGCGCATCTTCCCACATTGTGAGCACTTGATTAAAGAATTGAAGAAGTACCGTTGGAAGACTTACGCTAATAAGAAACTTCAGTACGAGAATAATCCTTATGATGAACCTCACAAGAAGGATGACCACGCTTGTGACGCTTTAAGGTATGGGATTATGAGTCAGCCCGATCTTAGTGCTGACAATGAGAACCTTGTGGCTACAGTGATGGAAAACCTTAGCCAGATGGACGAGGCTATGCAGGGCTTGTCGTTTAACACGTTAGGTGTTGCCGATCCTAATGACTTACTTAATCCCGCTAGGGGTTGGCAGGAAGGTAACTCAATTCCTAGCGGTTATGGCGGTGATAATTGGACGTACGACGAGCATATGGGTGGCTATTTCTAATTAAAACCTTAGTAAATGCTTGAAGCCTACAGGGACCCCCTGTAGGCTTCTTGCTGTGTAGGGCGCGCCTATACATACGAAAGGATTAGTGATGAGCGAGACCGAGAAGGCAAGGGCCACTACTACCACTGACCCTAACGCCTCTAAGACTAACGCCGAGAACCCCGTGGAAACCCACGAGTTACAGGAGGCTGTTAGTGGTGACACTGAGTCCAAGGTTGAGACTACGACTATTGACAAGGATTTCATCTTTGTTCATAACTTAGACCCGGCCCGACAGATTCCCGGTACTAACAAGTACCTTGATGTTGAGCAGCGTAAGCAGGCTGAGATTGAGCGTGCTGCGGTTGAGGGCCGGGAGCCGGACCTTAAGAACCCGCCTGCTACTCAGGGTACGCCTTATCGTTCGGCCGAGCAGTTAGCGGCTGAGTTACCTCCGCACGCTACTGTTAAGGCTGACGTTACGCTTCCTGTGACTGTTACGGTTGAGGATGCTGAGCGTGCTAAGGATGCTGAGGCTGTGGCTAAGGAGTTACAGAGTGTTGGTGTCTTTAACGACCCTACTCAGGCTCAGGACCGCGAGTCGGACACTAAGTCTAAGGCTAAGTGATGAAGGAAACCACTCCCTCGGACAGAGTGCAGTTAATCGACAGGGGCAGTTTAATGCACCCGGGTTGCTGCGCTCTGTGTGGTTCCGGCAACTGTGACGAAGGCTACGTCGATACTGGTGTTTGGTACGACTATGAGGGTCAGGTTTACTTCTGCTGGAACTGTTGTATGCAGATCGCTGCTGTTGTCGGTTGCTTAAGCGCTGACGAGCATTCCCAGATTAGGGAATTGCTAGAGGATACAGCACGTGAACTTAAGGCAGTTAAGGCAGAATTGGAGACCGCTAATGAACAACTTGGACAGTACGACGCTATTATGCTTAGGGCTATTAGTGGGAGCCCTGATGGGGTTATTCTTCCTAGTGGTAGTCCTGTTGAGGCACAACCAGCAGATGCAGAAGCAACAGACCAGCCTAATGACCTCCCTGTTGGACAGTCAGACGAAGGAGAGTCAGTCCTTAAGGAACCAGTTAAGGGCAGCGGACGTCGTAAGCCTCCACGGACTCAACGCAGCGACAGCAGTACCGACGAATCAGGCATCACAATCTAGTGAGTGGATTCCCACTTACGACGAGAGTGTAGTTTACCAAGAGAACTTAGATACTAGCGGTTACGGAACACAGGAGCCTAGTGATGACCTCGCTGCCCGTGGATGGGATTCCATCGTCACCAATGGCGCCGACGGCGGAAACCCCGTCCGGTACTAACCCCCTCGGTAATCCTCTGGGTATTTTTGACGCTTTACGTAAGCGCAAGTTAGAGGGGGAGTTAGTATCATGGGTGGACTCTGAGTTCCAAAAGATGAAGACCGCTCGTCAGGTTTACGAGCAGCAGTGGTATCTTAATTTAGCCTTTTACGCGGGGAGGCAGTATGTTAACCCGATCGACGTTCCTAACATTGGGTTCCGCCTTAAGACCCCCACCTCCCCACCGTGGCGAGTTCGACTTGTGGTTAATAAGACTCGGACCGCTGTGCGTACTGAGTACAGTAAGCTTACTAGTAGTCGCGCTGTTCCGACGGTTATTCCGGCTACTACCGAAGATGAAGACTTTATGGCTGCTCGTGTTGGCGAGCAGATTCTAAAGTCTCATTTCCATGACGCCAAGTTCCGACGTTCTTTTAAGCGTTGGGTTTGGTGGGGCGCTATCTGTGGCAATTCTTTCTACAAGCAGTACTGGGACCCTTCTAAGGTTGACTCTACTGTGCAGCCTCCCCCACAGCCTTATATGGGCATGGATGGGAAGCCCCTTGTAGGCCCTGATGGTAAGCCCGTGATGATGCAGCAACCTCCTGTTAAGGGAGTTGTCTGCGGAGAGGCTGTTACGCCTTTCCACATCTATGTTCCAGACCTTCTTAGCGAGGACCTTGACGATCAGCCGTACCTTATGCACGTTATGACCCGGACCCCTCTTTGGGTTAAGACGGCATATGGAATTGATGCGGCTCCTGACTCCATGAGTACTAATACTATTCTGGAGAGTGCCGTCCTTTCCCCCAAGGGCGCTCAGGCTACTGATAGTGTTCTCGTTAAGGAGGTCTGGATCAAGCCTAATGGTCATAAGGACTTTCCCGAGGGCGGATTGCTTACCGTTGTTGCTGGTAAGTTAGTTCAGCACGTTACTAAGTGGCCGTATCCTTTTGAAGAGTACCCATTCTATAAGTACGAGGGTATTCCTACGGGAGCATTCTACAGCGATAGCATCGTTGTGGACTTGATTCCGTTACAGAAGGAGTACAACCGTACTAAGTCTCAGATGATTGAGATTAAGAACACGATGCAGAAGCCTAAGATTCTGTATCAGGAGGGGTCGATTAACCCCCGCAAGATGAATAGTGAGCCCGGTCAGGGCATTCCTTATCTTGCCGGATTTGCTCCCCCTCAGATTATGCCCGTTCCCGAAGTACCTGCTACTATGGGTATTGAACTTGATCGGTTATCCAGTGACTTTGACGATATTAGCGGTCAGCACGAGATTACGCGTGGTAACACACCTGCTCAGGTTACTAGTGGTACGGCTATTGCGTTCCTACAGGAGCAGGATGACAGTAAGCTTAGTCACCAGGTTGGTACTATTGAGTACTGCATGGAGACTCTTGGCCGACACTATCTTAAGTTCGTTTCTAACTACTGGAACGAGGAACGCCTTATCCGTGTGACAGGTATGGAGAGTTTCTTAGAGGCTCGTCGTTGGAAGGGCTCGGACTTAAGGGGTAATACTGATGTGCGAGTACAGAGTGGCTCTGCTTTACCCCAGTCTAAGGCGGCGAAGCAGGCGTTGCTTACTGAGTTCATGCAGTATGGTTGGGTCGACCCGGCGGCTGGGTTAGAAGTACTGGAACTTAATGGTCTTGAGAAGGTCATTGAGGACTTCATGGTTGATAAGCGCCAGGCTCAGCGCGAGAACATGAAGTTAATGGACCTCGATCCCGAGATTATTGCTGCGGTTAATGCTCCCCCTGTAGGACCTGATGGTACTCCGGTACTTGGCCCTGAGGGTAAGCCTATTGATCCTGTTACGGGTCAGCCTCACCAGCCGCAGCCCGCTATGCCGGTTAACTCGTGGGATAACCATGCTGTACATATTCAGGTTCACAACCAGTTCCGTAAGTCTCAGCAGTTTGAGTTACTGCCTCCTGAGATTAAGCAGGAGTTTGAGTTACATGTTCAGTTACATCAGTTAGCAATGTCACTTCCATTAATGGGTGCT